TCTTGGCGCCGGTCATAGCTCGGAATTTGTTTCCACCAAGTGTTCTCAAAATTTCTTCAGCTACTATCATATTACTCATAATCAATCTCATTCGGGTTAGTGGTGAGAAACCTTTTCTCACTCTTCACCTACTATTATACAGAATAACGACTTCTTTGTCAAGGCAAAAATGAATTATTTTTTATTTTTTTTCCTAGCAAATCAATCGGGTGACCTATTACTCTCATCATTTCATAGATGGTCACAACTTTCTCCATAGAGTTCCGTATTCAGAAATGATCTCGTATCCGTCTTCTTCTTCATCAAACTCTTCGTTGTCATCATAAAAACCTTCTGGAAGTTCTCCATCCATATCTGTCATACAGAAAATAACTTCGGTTTCATCTTCATCATTGACCGCCATAAAAGGTTTTGAGAACAATCTGCTCAGTTCTATTTTCATATCGGGAACTCCGCTTAGAGGTTTGGATTAATTTCACTTACTATCCACTCTTCTAACTCAGAGGATAGTTCTAAAAAATCAATTTCTTCTTCTTCATCTTTGATAAGTTCTTTGATTAGTAGTTCTTTCATTATACCCATAATATAATTTTATTGAATGTTGGAGCTGGTGATTGGAGTTGAACCAACGACTTTCTCATTACAAATGAGGCGCTCTACCAACTGAGCTACACCAGCAAATAATTACTTCACAGTAAAAGTATTTAGGATTTACTAACAACCTGTCCAACGTAATCCACGAAAATCATTCTCAAGAATGTTTCCACGAGCAAAGTTACGAGCAGGTCCGGCCCATCCAGCAGGTTTCAAAATATCACCGAAACGAAACTTCTTATCAGTTTCAGTAGCGACAACGAAACAAGCGACACTCTTACTACTACCAGCTTTTGTAAAGACTTTGATATACTTTTTATTTACATCATAACCGATACCATCGGCAAACTCTTTTTCCATCCGTTCTCGGATTTCAGTCACACGAATAAACTCTTCTGTGTCTGAATGAACAGTTCGGCCTCTCATTGACCAACCATTGTAATCGTTTATCATATGGGTCATCAAATTTGACATACCAGTTTTTACTTCTTTGTGTTTTACAGATACACTCATAATCATTCTCATTTAGGTTTGACAGAAGAGGGGTAATCCCTCATCTTCACTTACTATTATACAGAAAAACGACTTCTTTGTCAAGACAAAAATAAATTATTTTAGAAAATAAAGGTGGGTAATATCCAACCGAATGTTAAAAAAAGAATTTCACCGATTATCAAGTAAATGATAAATCCGTGAAACGCCCAATCAACAAATCTCTCTAATGTATTTAACATCGGTTAAGCAAATTCGTGTGAAGTGATATCAGCAACGATATCTGTTTTGTTAAACATTGTGTGTGAAACTGCGAGTTTAGCTTCTTTCATCGCCCAAAGTCTGGCGTCTGATAATTTCTCAAAGAGTTCTGCCTTGTGCAATTTGTCTTTGATAATTAATTTTACTTTCCAATATGTCATAATCAATCTCTTTTTACGTTATTGGTGAGAAACCTTTTCTCACTCTTCACCTACTATTATACAGAATGTTGACATCTTTGTCAAGGCAAATCTTCACTTTTTTTTAAAATAATCCAACAAGAAAGACATTCCACTTATCGTAAAAACTAATGTACGAATATACGACAAACATCAAAACTGTAATTTTTAAATTGTATCTAATAATTAACATAATATATCTATTGTAACTTGGAGTGAATGTCATGGCGGCGGGTCGCTCCTTTTTTCTTTCCCTTGACTACAAATCAAGGGGAGAACATCTCCATGAGCCGGGCGGTATTCACCTCATTCTTCCCTCACTCTTTTTTATAATGAAGTATACATTCCAGTGTGAGCTTCAAACATATCAGTCAACATATCGTTGAAAACACCGTTGTATTCGGTTACTGATCTTTCTGAACCCATCGGCGTTACTCTGGAAAAATGTAAATCGTAAGTGTCCATTGAGTTCAATGTGATTCTCAAATAATTTGAACTAGTTTTGTTTCGACCAATTCTCATTGATAAAGAATTTTCTGTTCCACCAAAGTTCTTGGCGCCGGTCATAGCTCGGAATTTGTTTCCACCAAGTGTTCTCAAAATTTCTTCAGCTACTATCATATTACTCATAATCAATCTCATTCGGGTTA